CGCCCGCGACCGCGCCTGTGGTGTCCTCCCACCGGCGCACGCCAAGCCCTCCGCGGTACATCTCCGGGACCAGCAAATAGTCGCGCAGGTAGCCGTCATGGACGGCTAGGCGGTTCAGGCTGCGCCAGTCGCTGCCGGCCTCGACGAACGCCAGCCGCACCCACGTTTTCCAGCTCAGGTTCGGGATGCGGTGCATGGGCCCGGCGCGCAGGTCGCCAGGCAGGTGCATGCGGCCCAGGATCTCGCCGACGGCGCGCAGCGGACGCTTCGGCGGCTCGTAGATAAATGCCGGCACTTTCTCGGCGTGGCGGGCGATCAGCAGGAATCGCTTGCGGCTCTGGGCCAGGCCGCCCAGCTCGCCGCAGTCGTGCGCGGTTTCGCGCACCACATAGCCGTAGTGGCGCAGCAGCTGGACGATCTGGTCCAGGAAGTGGCGGCCGCGCGAGGCGATGCGCGGCACATTCTCGAAGAGGATCACGTCGACGGGGTCGCCCTTCCATGCCTCCAGCGCCAGCCAGACGCCGCGCAGCGTCAGCTCGTTCAGCGCTTGGTATTTGGCCGTCAGGCTGCGCGAGTGCGACAGCAGGCCGGAAAATCCCTTGCACGGCGCCGACAGGAACATGATGTTCGGCCGACGGCCGCCGGCAGCTACCCGGATGTCGGCGGGCATGGCCTCGACCCAGCCGGCGTCAGGCTCGCGCCCGTGAAACGCGGTGTACTGCTGGCGGCTGAACAGGTCGCGCACCGTGCAGCGCACGCCCGTGAACTGGTAGAAATCCGCGGCGCCGGCGGCGTCCACGTCGATCCCTCCCAGGCACAACATGCGTCCGCGCAGGCCCGGTATCTCCGGCCGTGCGTCCTGCATGCCCGCGGCGCCTACGCCGGCGCCCGAGAACAGGTGGAAATGGGTGATTTCGGATTCAGTCACAGGTCACCCCCTTCTCTGGCTGGCAGCGGCAGGCCCGCGTCGGCCATCTGCGACTCGACAGTGGCGCGCACGCTGCGCGCGGCAACGATGGCCTCGGAGAGCTCGCGGTGCGCGCAGATCAATTCGTCGGCGGTGGCCGTGCCGTCCAGCAGCGCGGCGGCGGCGGCGCTGGCCTCGGTCTGCTCGCGCATCAGGTTGGTGACCTGGCCCACGTCCACGCCGCCCAGCGCCTCCATCTGCAGGCTGCGCACCGCGAGCCCCAGCGGCCGCAGGATGTCGTCGATGCAGTGCCGGCGCCGGTCGTGCGGCAGCGCGGCCAGCACCGACGGCAGGAAATTGGCGGGCAGCAGGTTGGTGTCTTTGCTGTCGTCGTCCAGCCAACGCGAGACGCGGTCCGCGTTGACCTTCATCCGCGAAAACGTGTCCTGCGTGAGGGGGTCAAACCGGATGCCGGTCACGGCCGGGCCGTTGAGCTGTTCGTGGGCCTGGACGATGGCGTCAACCATCGTTTCGCGCGACCAGCCATGGGCCTTGCGCCAGGCCGTGGTGTGTTCGCGGACGATGGCGATCAGCGTTTTGTGCGATACGTTGCGCATGCGGGGTGAGCTCCTGACAGTTACATTCCCGCCATCACATAGGGGACGACGGGAAAAATCGAATGGAAACGAAAGGGGAAGCCGAGGCGGTCCAGGCCACGCGCGCATTGCTGCAGCTGGCCAAAAGCATCGCGGAGGGGGTGCTCGGCCAGGCCAGCGAGGAAACGGTGCGCGAGGTGTTCGGGCGGCTGTGCTACGAGGTTGACGCGCGGGGCGACGTTGAGCCCACGCGCGAGCCGGCCGCCACGCGGCACTGAGGCGTGGCGACGGCAATGGGCGGCCAGTTCCAGACCCTTAGAATGGGTGCTCTCACACAACCCTACTTCGGAGAAGGAACTGACCATGGCAGGAAATTGGCACGTTGTGCTGCACCGAGAATCGGCTGCGGCAGAGGTGTTACGTCAATTTCAGACCCACGAATTCGAGGGTCATCCGGTGCTGGAGTGTTCACGCGTCGACTGGACCAATACTCACTATCTCGGCCTCCGGCTGTCTCCCACGCCAGTGCGTCCTTCCCCGGACTCCGAAGCGTGGGTCCACCACCACGAGGTGGTGGCAGTGATGCGCGCCGGGGAAGATCGCGCGATCGGCTTTGTTCAGCCGACAGGTGCTGCAGGAACCTAAGGAGTGCCGCGCGCAGCGCGGCGGCCAGCGGAGTCTCATGCATGGCTTTCCTCGCCTGCGCCAATAGGCGACGCGGTGTCGGATGCGGCTTGCGGCTGGTCTTTGAACTTGCGCTCCCAGCCGATCACGAGATACCCGAATGGCCGGCTCCACTCCGTCACGCCCTCGGGCGGCGTCAGCCCGGGGATGATTTGAGCCAGCTCGTAGGTGAAGCGGCCGCGCACATCACTGACGGGCCGGAAAGTGGCGTAGCCAATGTGACGACCAGCTCCATCACGCAGGCGCATGCCCAACAACTCCGGCGCCACCTCGCGCATCTTGGGCCCCTCCAGCACCAGGCGCACGCCACCCCCGGCAGGTTCGAGCCAGGCGTGAATGTCCAGGTCGGCATAGGTCTGGAACTTACGCATGGCTCGCTCCGGCTGTGTCGGACTCGGCCGGCGCCTGGTCTGCAACCGGCTCGCGCAAGGCGGCTTCCACAGATTCGAGTTGGCGCGCCCCGGGATTGGCGATGCGCCCCTGCGCGAACTTCGTCAACCAGGAGTAGGACACGCCCGCGCGCTTGCTGATGAGTGGCCAGCGGCCCTTATTCAGCTGCAGGCCCGAGCGGACTTCGGAAATTAGAGACATGGCGGCAACCTGAGTTTTGAATGCCGCCAATCTAGCATTATGTGGCTAGATCATCAAGCACCAAAAGGCTACCTGGCCTCGATACACTAGCAATCCAATGCCAGACGTAAAAGAGATCCTCGCCCAAAGTGTCGCCAAGTTGCTGGAAACGCGGCAGGACATCTCGCGTCTGAATCTCTCGAAACTGATGGGTGTTGCCGACGGCACGCTCGGGCGCATCAAGTACGGCACAGGTAATCCGAACGTCGAGACGCTTCAACAAATTGCTAAGTTTTTTCGATTTGACGCTTGGCAATTGCTGGTCCCCGGCTTCAATCCGCTATCCCCGCCGAAACTGGCCAACACGGCCACAACCGCGGTAGACCTCGCCCCGGAGGAAGTCGAACTCCTCACGCTATTTCGTTCCCTCAACGAGCCAGAGCGGACCTATCTGCTGCTGAACGCGCGCGGATACGTTGCAGGTAACCCCATTCAGAAGGGAACTCCTCCCATCAAAAGCACCGCCTAAAAGGTGGCGACGCCGAGGGAATGTCATTTTTGTGGTCAGGTGGGCATGGCTGATAAAAGCATAAATGGCGTGGGGTCGGCTCATTCCGAAAGGCGCGAGGCGCTGAAGGCGGATACTTTTTCTGGCGATGATGCGCTCATCATTGCCGCACTTGAGGCAGACGGTCGATTCATCGACTCGCTTTGCGAGCCGGGATACCCCGCCACATTGCTCACTCTAGCCGGTAAGCGGAGGGTCTCGCCGAAGGTAGGCAATCCCGAAGCAATCCCAACACTGCGCGGCTTTTTCTATGAGCATGTCCGCTGCGGATCTAGTGCGGCGACGATGTCAGCACAGCTTAGAACAAGACTGGATGTAGCCCCGGGACTCGCTCGGCTTATCGCCATTGCCGGCATGCGCGAAGTTTGCTCCGCCATCACTCGCCACCGCTGTGCCTCACTGGGGGTAACCGAATACCGATGGCGCAGCATCTGCGCATACCACATGGAGCGCGACGGCACCATATTCAAGTGGGACGATCCCCCAGAAGGCGGCCACCCTGGAGAGGACGGTCTGTGTAAATGCTGGGCCGAGGCGGTCTTGCCGCTGCTCGACGACCTGGACGCACTGATCGTTCACGGCGACGAGCCATCCCCCCTCAGCCCCACCCCAAGTTTCCAGAATACACAGCCATTGGCAGCCAACGCCGTAACCACAGTTCCGGCCCCTTCAAGTGGGCCGACGTGGCGCACGCGCCTGTCGAACTGGTTTAAGAACATGGCGCGGTTCCTGCGCCGCCCCTGATTTCTCCCTTGCCAGAGCCGCCGTAATTGGCGGCCTTTTTTTTCTTCATCCTAGCATCAAAGTGCTTGACACTAGCCATTTAATGCTTAGAATCTAGCATTACAGTGCTAGATCAATGGCGCTGTCATCCCCCTTCGGGGCGATCACAAAGGGAAACGCCATGCAAATCCACCCCACCGCGCCGGTAGTCGCGCTCAACCACTACCGCCACCACCGCGCCGCCGAGCCGCTGCTGGGCAGTACCGAGCAGGGCGTTGCCATGATGCTGCGCTATGGCAGCAACGGAATGAAAAAGCTGGCCGCCGCCTGGCTGGCGCTCGACGCTGACCGCCGCGCCGCGCTCGAATCCGCGCTGGCCGACGATTTCATGCGCCACCGCCGGATGGCCGCGCACGAGTCGCGCCTGGCCGATCTGGAAGGCCGGAACTGACATGGTCGCGCTCGCTGCCCTGCGCGACGACGCCACCCGCACCGCTGACCACGGCGAGTTGCCGGGCGAGGCGGTTGTCACCATCCCCCAGCTGGACGACGAGGCCATCATCGGCGTGCTGTGCGATCTGTTCGCCCGCCGCACCCAGGTCGCATTCGGTGAGCGCCTGGACTGGTGGATCGAGACGCTGCAATGCGACCTCGCCCCGCAGGCGGCGGCCGGCGTAGCGCTCACCGCGATCAGCAAATGGCCGTTCGATCAGCGTGCCGGCGCCGCGGGCGTCGCGGCGCTGCGCACCGAGCTGGTGGCGCGCGCACGGATGCTGCTGGCACGCGCGGCGCGCGAAGGGGCGCTGTGATGGCCGGGTTCCTGATCGTCGGAATCGTGCTGATCGCCATCGAGGTGCGCGACCTGCTCGCGCGCCGCAAGGGGCGGCGCAAATGACGGCCGCCCTGCTCCTCCCTATCGCCCTGCTGCTGGCGCGCGCCGGCGACGCGCTGATGGCGCGCCTGCGCCGCAACGACCCTTGGAGGCCCAACGCATGACCACCACCGCCACTGTCCTCGACGAAATCGACCTTGTGCGCGACGCCCTGGACCACATCATGCGCACGGCGCGCGCCAGCTCGACGCAGACGCGCCGCCTGCGCTGGATCGCCAGCCGCGCAGAGGCCGCGCTGCAGGGCCGCCCTTACATCGCCGCCGAGCATGACCTGCCCAGGATGGTCAGCGAGGCCCTGCTGCAGGCCAAGAACCACCAGCTGCGCCTGGCCAATGCCAGGCTGCGCACGGCGCTGGCCCAGGTCGCGGGCGGCGCCACCGGCCACCCGGACCGCGACGCGGAGCTGGCGCAGATCGCCCAGGCCGCGCTCGACGCCGAGCAGGAGGCCCGCCGATGACCGCCTCCACCGTGTGGGTGCTGCTGGCGTTCCTGCCGGCCACCTACGACCGCCCGCCCGTGATGGTCCTGGAGCGGTTCGCCACCGCCGCCGAATGCGAGCGCGTGCGCTCCGAGTTCCCGCCCAGCACCACCACGTTTTCCTGCATGCCCAGCCGCCAGATCCGCGCCGGGCAGCCCACCACCATGGAGCCTCGCCAATGACGCCCATCCGCAAACTGATCCGCGCCGACGGCACGGTCACCGAACTGCACGGCCCGCACGCAATCGCCGACGTGCGCCAGATGATCGGCGCCGACAGCCTCGGCATCGTGCGCCTTGCAGACCGCGTGCACGTGATGCTGCTGGACGATGACTGCCATCCGAAGGGGTTGCCGGTCAACCCCGAGGCCACTCGCCTGTACCACGAGGTCTGCATCCCCGGCACCACCCACCCGATCTGCGGCGACGTGGTGATCGTGCCCGACTCCGACTATGCGGGGGAAGCATGAGCGCCACCTCCATGATCCAGCGCGCCGCGCTGAACCCCGAGTTTCAGGCCGCCTGCCAGCGATACGCCCATGGCAACGGTTCCAGTCACGCCATCGCGGCGGCCGCGCTACGGGCCGTCGCCGCGCCCGAGCTGCTGGCCGAATTGAGCGCGGCCCACGAAATCATCACCGTGCTGCTCAACCTGGTACCGGACGAGCGCAAAAACGAAATGGCTGCCCTGCTGCAGAGCGCTCACGACGGCGACGGCGCGGTGCGCTATCACGAGCGTCGCGCCGCCATCAGCAAAGCGAAGGGGGAGCAGCAATGAGTGCCCCGAACAGCAACATCCTGGCCCTGTTCCACGACGGCCACTATCTGGCCGAGATCGTCGGCGGCGGCATTCGCGTGGGCAAGCTGCAAGGCGCGAGCGCTGATTTCCCGTCCGGTACGCCCGAGGCTCGCCGCCTGGCTCGGCTGCACGAGGTGGGCTCGATGGATCACCTCCGCGCCGAGGTGCAGGCCCAACTGCTGAAACACGGACCCGCCTCGCGCTGCGACGCGCTGAAAGACGGCGACAAGGACTGGAACACCGGCTGCCAAGTCTGCGGCCAGAAGCCCACAGTGCACCCGACGCAGCTTTGCGGCCCGTGCTGTTTTGGCGAGGCCGAAACCGCTGGGGGGAACTGGTGATGATCCGCCGCCTCCTCCGCGCCCTCGACCGCGACCTCGCCGCCGCGGCCATCGCCATCGTCTGCGCCGTTTTCGGCTATGGGCAGGTCCAACAGGCCGACGAGGCCGCGGCCCTGCGCGCCGGCGCCCAGCAGCACGCCTCCAAATGACAGGAGCCATCACCATGCAACGCATCATCCCGATCCGCGCCTCCAGCCTGGCCGAGCTGTTTGATTGTCCGGCCAGGTGGGAGGCCAAGAACCTGCTGGGCATGCGCATGCCCTCGTCCGGCGCCGCGCGTCTGGGCACCGCCATCCACGCCGGCACGGCCGCCTACGATCAGGCCCGGCTGGACGGCACCCCCATCACGCCCGACGACGCCGCCGGCGAGCTGGTCAAAACGCTGCACGACACCACGGAAGAGGTGGACTGGGACGAGGCGCGGCCGCAGGACGCCGAGCGCATCGCCCTGGCCCTGCACACCCGCTACTGCGCCGAGATTGCACCGCGGCAGGACTACATCGCCGTCGAGCTCACCTGCGAGCGCATGGAGATCCCCGAGCTGGGCCTCGCGCTCACCGGCACCACCGACCGCGTGCGGCGCACGCCCAGCGGCGAGCTGGGCATCGCTGACCTGAAGAGCGGCGCGCGCGCCGTCGGCGCCGATGGCACCGTAGCAACCGCCGGCCACGGCCCGCAGATGGGCGTTTACGAGATCCTGGCGCAGTACGCCGTCGGCCAGCCGATCACAGCACCCGCGCAGATCATCGGGCTGCAGACCGGCAAGACGGCCGCGGCCCAGCGCGTGGGAACGGCCGAAATCGCCGGCACCCGCGACGCGCTCGTCGGCACCGCGGAATCGCCCGGGCTGCTGCAGCACGCCTCGCGCCTCATCCACAGCGGCTCGTTCTACGGCAATCCCAAATCCGTTCTCTGTTCGGGCAAGTACTGCCCGCGCCATCCCACCTGCAAATACAAGGGTTGAACCATGTCCCAAACTACCACCGTTCAGAGCCTGCGCGCGGCGCCCGAAGCTCACATGCCTGTCGTCGCACCCGGATTCGGCAGCTTGCAGAGCTTCGAGCTGATGCAGCGCGCCGCCAACCTTCTGGCCAGCAGCACCCTGGTGCCGGCGCAATACCGCAAGGTCATCGAGAAGCTGGACAAGTACGGCAACGTCAAGGAAAGCCGCGAAAACCCGAATGCGCTGGCCAACGCGGTTGTCGCGCTGAACATGGCGCAGCGTATGGGCGCCGATCCCCTGATGGTAATGCAGAACCTCTACATCGTTGAGGGCCGGCCGTCCTGGTCCTCGCAGTGGATCATCGCGGCTGTCAACGGCTGCGGGCGGTTCTCGCCCCTGCGCTTCGACATCAAGGTGCTGGGAGAGAAGGAAATCCCGTACACCACCACGAGCTGGAACAACGGGCAGCGCGAAACCAGCACCCGTGTGGTCAAGGTCTTGGACAAGGTCTGCGTGGCCTGGGCCATCGAGAAGGAGACCGGCGAACGCCTGGAGTCCCCCGCCATCACCATCGAAATGGCGGTCAAGGAGGGCTGGTACACCAAGAACGGCAGCAAGTGGCAGACCATGGACGAGGTCATGCTGCGCTACCGCACCGCCAGCTTCTTCGGCAAGCTGTACGCCCCGGAGCTGCTGATGGGCCTGCAGACGGTCGAGGAGGCCCAGGACATCATCGAGGCAACCACGGGCCCGGACGGCACCATCAGCGTCAACGTGGACGAGCTGCGCGCCTCGGCTGTGCCGACGCAGCGTCAGTCCAGCGCCTCGGCCACCAATGTCACGGACGTGGAGGCGCGCCACACCAGCGCCACCGAGGACGCGCAGAACACGACCGACACCGCCCCTGCCGCGGAGCCAATGGACGACGCCAGCGCAGACGACCAGCACCAGCAGGCCGACCTGCCCGGCACCGATCCGAGCGGCGACGACCTCGGCCTGGATCCGACGAATGTTCAGGCTCAGCTCATGAGCGCGACCACCATCGACGTGCTGGACGTGGCCTCGGATTCCATCGACGGCGTACTGGACCTGGGCGAGCGCGCCCGCCTGCACCAGCTCTACCAGCAGCGCCGCCTGTCCATGACCGCCGCGGCCCAGCGCGCGCCCACCCAGCGCCGCCGAGTGCAGGCGCCGGAATAACGCCATCGGCGAATGGCCGCAAATCCCCGCCGCGCCAGTGCGGGGAGCCCGAAACCCCTACACGCCTCGACCAGATTTTCAGGACAACCCAAGATGACCCAAGAATTTCAAGACCCCCGCGCCATGGCCGCCGAGACGGTGGGCCGCGATCTGCTGTCGGCCCTCGTCCAGGAGCTGAAACTGTTGCCCGAGCCCTGGCACAAGCTCTCCCAGGCCAAGCAGGACGACATCATCGACCGCCTGCGCGAGCGCGTCGCCGACAACATCAAAATGGCCGTGCACCTGATCGCCAGCCAGGGCCGCACCGTGGTCGTAGGCGACCTGGACCAGGTGACCATCAAAGACGGGGCAAAGGCCGTCATCAAAATCAGCCGGGGCGCGGAATCACTCCATGAACTCTACGACGCTCAGGGCAAGGCCGTGCTCATCACTGTTGCCGCTGTGGGCGAGCACACCTCTGGCATGGATCAAGTGCGCGGCGAACCCGACCAGCGCGCCATGAACCTGGGCAAGGAATACACGGACCAGGACGGCGACGGCATGGACGACGACATCGTGGATGCGGAGATCCGCGTCTTGCCTGCGCCGATGGAAGGGCCCAGCGAGGAGGAGCTGGAACGGGCATTCGAGGACGGCTACCAGGCCGCAAGCGAAGGCCAGCCCGAATCGGCATGCCCGGTCATGGACGGCCAGCTCTGCATCCAGTGGGTGAAGGGCTGGAAGAAATGGCACGAAGAGCAAAACCCGCCGGTGGAGGACTGAGCCATGCGAATCAACCGCATCACCATCGACAATTTCCAGGGCGTGCGCGCCGCCGACCTCGCCCTGGCCACGCCCGTGGCGCTGATCGCCGGCCACAATGGCGCGGGGAAATCCAGCATCGCCGAGGCCGTGCGCCTGGCGCTGCTGGGCGCGCCGGAGCGCGTCGGCCTGAAAAAAGAGCTGCCCATGCTGGTCACCGACGGCGCCAAACTGGGCAGCGTCGCCCTGGAGCTGGACACCGGCCCGGTATCGTTCACGTTGCCCAAGGGTACGGCCGACGGCCAGGGCGCCGTTCCGCAGTCCCCCGCCCTGCCCTTCGTTCTGGCGCCGGAGACGTTCGCGGCCGCCGCGGCCGACGACCGCCGCAAACTGCTGTTCGGCCTGACCGGGACTCGCATATCTGCGGACGATATCGAGAAACGCCTGCTCGCGCGCGGCTGCGCGCCGGCGCTGGTGACGCAGATCAAACCGATCCTGCGCACCGGATTCGGGCCCGGCGCGGAGTTTGCCAAGCAGCAGGCCACCCAGGCAAAGGGCGCGTGGAAGGCCGCCACCGGCGAACAGTGGGGAAGCCAGAAGGG